CTACGGCAACGGCTACGGCGTCGGCTACGGCGACGGCGGCGGCTACGGCGGCGGCGGCGGCGACGGCCGCGGCAGCGGCAGCGGCGACGGCCGCGGCAGCGGCTACGGCGACGGCTACGGCTACGGCTACGGCGACGGCAGCGGCGGCGGCTACGGCGTCGGCGTCGGCGACGGCGACGGCTACGGCGTCGGCGTCGGCGACGGCGACGGCTACGGCGACGGCGGATAAACGACTGGCCCACGTCACGGGCCACCAGCCCATCGCGGGGGATAGGCGCCCGCATTTCACGCAGCGAGGATCACAATGTCCGATTGGAACAACGACGACAACGACAGCAGCACGAGCCTTGGTTTCAACGTCGAGGACGTTGCGGCGCCATCCTTCGACCTCTTGCCGCCCGGCCGCTACCAGGTGGCATGCAGCAGCGCGAAGGTTCAGCCGAGCAAGAACAACCCGTCGACGGTGCTGGCGAACATCGAAGAGACGATCGTCGACGGCGACCACGCTGGCCGCAAGATCTGGTCGCGCTACGTCGTCGCCCACGCGGACGGCAAAGTGATGGCCCGCGGCCGTGCCGACGTCGTGCGCCTGATGGCCGCCTACGGCGTCGGCGGTGGCGACCTCGCCCCGTGCGTCGGTCGCGAGTGCATCGCGGCCGTGGATGTCGAGCCCGCGAAGGGCGATTGGGAAGCCCGCAACAAGATCAAGCGCCGCGAAGCCATCGCTGGCGCCGCGCCTGCGGCGAAGGCTGCTGCACCCACCGTGGGTGCGCCTAAGGCTGCCGCGCCTGCGTTCTTGAGCCAGCGGCGCACGACGCCGAAGGTTCACAACGACGCGTGACGATTCCGCCGCGTGTGGCCCCGAGCGCGGCAAACCCGACAGCATCCCGCCGTCGGTCTTGCGCTGAAAAGACATCGGGGCACTTCTTTTGAGGACACCATGACGATCGATCGATACCGCGGGCCGCGCCGCATCCGCCTTGACGGCGAACGCTTGGCAGCGCTCAGGCTTGCCAAGAATCACAGCCTTGCCCACGTCGCCGCCGTGTGCGGCGTCACCAAGCAGGCCGTTTGCCTGTGGGAGCAAGAGCGCAGCGTGCCAGACGACCGCGCGCTCGAAGGCTTGGCGCGCGTCTTCGGTGAAGATCTTGTCCAGGCGATCAACGTGCGGGTGTGGGAATGACGACAACGGCGACCATTGAAATCCCGCTCAAGCTCGGAGCGGCGCTGAATGCGCGCGTGCACTGGACGGCGCGCGCCAAGCGAGCGAAGACCGAGCGGGCGATCGTCGGTGCAGCGCTGCGACATCATCCGTTCACGGCGGATGTCGTGCCAACGACGTGCACGTTGACGCGCATCGCGCCGCGCGCGCTTGACGACGACAACCTTGCGGGTGCGTTCAAGTCGATACGCGACGAGGTCGCCGCGTTTTTCGGCGTCGACGATGGGCCAAAGGGGCCAATCGCGTGGCACTACGCGCAGCGCAAAGGTGCGCCAAGGCAGTACGGGATCGAAATTAAACTTGACTGGAGGGACGCATGACCAAGCACACACCGGGACCGTGGTTGTTTAGAGGCAAGTCCAGCAGCGTGCATGAGCAGCCGAAAAACGAGCCGGGAGAGAAATGCACCTACGGAAAACAGATTTTTCGTTTTCGAGACGATGACGATGAGGTGGCAGGAATCAGCGACGAGGATCTTGCGCTGATCCTCGCCGCGCCGGAAATGCTCGCCGCGCTCGAGAAGTGCGTCGCTGCGCTGGAGGCGATGAACATCTGGGACCTTACGCGACTGAACGAACAAGAAGGCAAAGTGTTGCTTGAAGCTTGCGCCGTTGTCGCAAAGGCGAAGGGAGAGAAGCCATGACCAAGCACACACCGGGACCGTGGAAGATTGGGGCACTTGAGTCAGGTCAGGCCGCTGTTGACGGAGCCGATGGCTCTGAGGTGACCGGGTTCATCAGCATCCCAGACGCCCACCTCATCGCCGCCGCGCCCGAGCTTCTGGCTCTGTGCGAGGAGCTGTTGCCGGAACTCGCGTGCCGCTGCGACGAGGGATTCACCTCGCGCGGCCGACACGAGCCGAATGCCCTGTGTCACTACCACGACGACCTGCGGGCCGCCGTCGCCAAGGCGCGAGGAGAGAAACCATGACCGACGACGAGCTCAAGGCCATCCGCGCCGTCTACGACCGGGGCTACACGACCACGGCCGCGAACGACATTCCGAAGCTGCTCGACGAGATCGAACGCCTGCGAAAAGAGCGAGAGCGCAGCACAGACTGGTATCAGCAGCGATTCAACCGCCTGCGTCGATGGGTCGAAGAGGAGGTCAAACCGATCTCGGAAGAAGCGGCGCACCGCTACTTCGCCATCTGCGCCAATGGCTCTCCCGCACCGCACGAAAGCGCGGATTGGCGAGAAACGATGCACGGACTGACGTTGGAACGGGACCAAGCCCGCGCCAAAGTTCGGCAGATCACCGAGGAATACAAGCCGGGGTGGGTGCAAGGGCTGGAAGCGGAGAACGCCCGCCTGCGCGAAGCCCTCGCCGACATTCGGGAGTGGTCGAAGCACGACGACTTCATTCGCTTCGACGACGGCGACATTCCGCTCGCCGACTACTGCGCGCGGGCGTTGCACAGGAGCAAGCCATGACCGAGTGGAACATCGAGACGGCGCTGAACCACCACGCCGCGTGCTCCGTGTACGACGACGGTGCCTGCACCTGTGGCCTGCGGGCGCGGCGCGAGCAGATCGAACGCTCGCCGCTGGCCCCCGGCGAGGGGACGTGGTCGGTGTTCGCGCAGAAGGTCGTCGCGGAGCGCGACGCCGCCCGCGAGGAAGCTGCACGCCTGCGGGCCGAGATTGACAGCTTGGTCGAAGCCGCCGACGCCGCGCGTTTGCTCCTGCTCTTTGCGGCTGGTCCGCACGAAGCGGGCGCGGTCCCGGCGATGCTCGCGGCTGCGATCGAGCGCGCGAAAGGAAAGAAGCCATGAACGACGAGTTGTTCGACGAGAAGATCGCGGTCCTCAATCACGACGCAGGGTGCAGCTTGTTTTACAGCGGCGGCTGTACCTGCGACTTGCAAGCACGTCGCGCGAAGGTCGAAGCGAAGATCGAGAAACACGACGCCACCTTCACCCTCACCGACGAGCAGTACGCCGAAGTCCTCGCCACCGTGAAGCGCCGCGACGTCGGTGTCCTCGCTGGCTACTTGCACGTTTCTCGCTGGTGCGACGGCTCGACGGCTTGCGCCGTGACGTCGGAACCGCACGGTCATTGGCGCGGGGCGTACTCCGTCCGATCGGCTGACGTGATCGTGCGCCTGCTCGACGAGAACGAGCGCCTGACTCGGCTCGTCGAGGACTACGACCGCCGCTTCGCCATGCTGTCGAAGATCGCGCAGGGCATCGACGAAAAGGTCGGGCGGTACTTGGAGTTCCACGGCCCGTCTTGCGACGAGCATGAGGACGAACCCGACGAGTTCTGCGCGACGTGCCGCATGGACACCGCAGCCAACGATGCGATCAGCGAGTTGAAGTTTTGGAGCAAGCCATGACGACGACGACAAAGAAGCCGCGCCGACAGTACCGTGACGCAGAAAACAAGCGCCTGCCAGGCGTGACCACCGTGCTCGGCGAGCTGGCGAAGCCCGCGCTTGTGCCATGGGCCGCACGACAGGCCGCCGAGGCCACCGCCGCCGCGATTGTCGACGGCGGGCAGCCAGCAGCGCAGGCGATCGAGATCGGGCGCAAGGCGCCATTCCAACGCAGGCAGGACGCAGCCGACGCAGGGACGCAGGCGCACGCCTGCCTCGAAGCGCACTACGCCGGCGAACCTTGGCCCGAGGACGCGAGCGACGCGGCCCGCGCATGCGCGCAGCGCGTGATCCGCCACATCGAGGCGCGCGGCTACCGCGTGATCGCAAGCGAATGGGCGTCGACGATCTTTGACCACGGCGAAGGCTGGGGCGGGATGCTTGACCTGATCGTCGAGCGCGATGGTCTTGTCTACGTCGCCGATCTCAAGACGGGCAAGGGCGCCTTCGACGAGGTCGTGCCGCAGCTCGCCGCGTATCGTCACTTGTGGGACTGGCACCACGTCAATGGCGACAACGTGATCACCGGCGGCGGTGTCGTGTTTCATGCGCCTATCGAGGGCGACACGGTGGCCGAGATTGCGCTGTCACCCGAGAAGCTCGATGCGGGTTGGCGCGTGTTCCACGGCGCGCTTGCGGTCTATTGGGCGAAGAAAGAGGCGCGCTTGCCGGGCGCCAAGGACGCCGACGATGCTCCATGACGTCGAGGGTCTTGTCTTGACCGACGAGGTCGAACGCCTGCGCGCCGAACGTGACGCGGCGCTGGCCCGCGAGGATGCGGTGGGCTGGCAGGTAGATGCCTTGCGGCGCCGCCTCGAAGATTCGCAAACCGCGCTGCTCGCCGTGCGGGTCGCGCTGCAAACCTTCGACGTCGTGCCGGGTGACGCTGGCGACGTTGCGGCGCTGAAAGAGTCTGTCCGCGCGGCCATCACGGCGATAGAGTCAGGCGCGATTTTCGACTGGTATCAGCGCGATGCGTTGCTGCGGCGCCTGCGCGACCACGTCGAGGAAGGAAGCCATGCCGGGAAAAGTTGACGAGGCAAAATGGAAGCGCGCGAAGAAGGCGGTGGCCGAAAGCAAGGGCAAGCCGGAAAGCTCTTTCACCGACCGCGATTGGGCGCTTGTGCAGAAGATTTACCGTGAGATGGGCGGCACCTAACGCCGCAGGAGGCAAGGGAGCATGACAGCACAACTACACCTCGGGCGTTGGCAAGATGCCCTCGCCCACGTCGACGCCATCGACGCCGTGATCTGCGATCCACCGTACGGGGCCAAAACTCACATAGGGCATGATCGAGGCGCAGAGCTGTTTTCAGATGCAGTCGGCCACGAGATGCGCACGTCGATTTCTTATGACGCCATGATGCCCAGCGAGGTCGCCGCGTTCGTCGAGGCATGGGCGCCGCGATGCTCGGGTTGGATGGTTGCCATGACGTCGCACGATCTGATCCCGGCGTGGGAACAAGCGTACGAACGCGCTAAAAGAATGGCTTTTGCTCCGCTGCCAATCATTCAAAAACGCGCTCGTCTTATGGGCGACGGCCCCGGTTCTTGGGCCGTCTACGCGATGGTCAGCCGCCCACGCACGCGCGCAATGGCGACGTGGGGCTGCCTGCCGGGCGCGTACGAGGCGCCGACCGTCAAAGACGCGGGGCTTGCAGGGGCCAAGCCCATCGACCTGATGCGCGCCATTGTGCGCGACTACAGCCGCCCAGGTGATCTCGTCTGCGACCCGTTCGTGGGCAGCGGCACGACGCTGTTGGCGGCGGTGATGGAAGGGCGCCGCGCCATCGGCGCCGAGGAGAAGCCTGAGCATTACGAGATCGCACGCAAGCGTCTCGCGCGCGGTTACACCCCAACCATGTTCGCGGAGTAGGATCATGGATTTGTTTTCAATGGGCGTCATTGACGACCCCGACCGACCGAAGCAGCACCGCCCGGCGCCGGTGCGATGCTATGAAGCCGAGCTGGCGCCATTCATCCCATCGCGGCCAAAGTGCATTGATTGTCTGCACAATTTCCGGCCCGAAGGAAAAACCCGCTGCGTTGTCTGCGATCGCTCATATCGGCAGCGGGTGAAGGCGGCCAAGCGCGCCGCTGATGGGTACAAACGCATGATGCGCATTTTCCAAGCACTGAAGGCAAACGGCGGATATCTCGCTGAGACGCGCCGCAATAGCCGCAACCTGTGCGAATACGTTGAAAGCGGCGGCGCACGATGGGCGACTGCGCGCGATCTTCGCCGTCTAGGTCTGCCGCCAGACGAGCGCATTGCAATCCTGACGGGGTATGAGACATGACCGGCGTAATGTTTTTTGTCCTGCTTGCCATCGTTCTTGGCGCGGCCCCAAGCGTGACGTTGAGCGCGCTTGACCGCCGCGACGAACGCCGCAGGCGAGACAGGCTGGATGAATGGTACAGGGAACACGGGGGCGGCGAATGACGTCCACAACCGAACATGTCGCCGCAGGAGAGCTAAGCAGGATGACTGCGGGTCAGGCTCGTTACCATCTAAAGCGCGCGCGCGAGCGGATCGCCACATTAGTGGCGATGCTAGACGAGGCGCAGATTTCTGCCGCCGCGTGGCGTGTGCGCGCGGGCAAGGCCGAGGCTGCTCTTGAGCGCGTGCGGAAAACGGTCAATGGGAGCGACGCACGACTTGGTTGATCGCCATGTGAGTGATGGCGAACGCGTTGGCCGATGTCGACTCAAACTCGATGAAGCGCGCGCAGTATCCGGGTTCTAAAGGAATCTTGATCTGTGCGCTATTCATCGTCGTGGACGACGTCATGGTCAACGTCGCTGTGCGAAACGGCGTTGGTTCGCCGCGGTCGTCCGTTGGATAGGCTGCGGAATATGCCTTGATGACACATGTGGCGTTCGTCGCACCGCTCGTGCGGATCCCGAAGATGGTCAGCTCACCCAACGAATAGGGCACACCCGGTCCCTGCTGAAACGGACGGACGATCATCCGCGCGCGCACCCACGTCTTGTTTCCGTTGGTCGACAGCGCCACGATGGGTTGCTCCCCATAAATCGCTGTGCTCGCCGGCGTTCCTTCCCACACCCAGATCGGATGTTGGAAAGCGTCGCCCCACGGTGGGCCACTGCGATCGACGCCGGCGCGCCCTTGCGGATTCAGTGGTGTAGCGATCCCATCCTGCTCGATGGCTGGCAGTCCGGTGGCGAGTTCGTACAGATACCGCACGCGGCCAGAAAGGCTTTCAGCGATCGTTGCCAGGGCGGGCGCATGCGTGCGGCACTGCGCCTGCGTCACCGACGAAGAAGACACGATCCGCGTGATCTGCGTTGGCATGCTTTCACCTCAGACGTCGAACGCCATCCCATAACCGAGAACGATGATCTCTTGTCCGGCAATAACGCCGCCGACGGTGTTTTGAAGTTCTAGCCGGATCTGGTTTGCCGCCGCCGCGGTAAAGCCGAGCGACGAGAACACGGCCTCGTAGAGATTGGTTCCGGTGATTTTGACAAACGTCACCCATGCCGACGTCGCCGCACCGATCACGAATCGCGCTTGCCAGTTCCCGCCGATGCTTCCGGTGTTGTAGTCAAGGATGATCACACGGGCATCGAGGTCGGACGCTCCTGCGGTGCCGACGAATGGCGGAAAGAACAGCTCGTTTCGAGTGATGACGATCGTTCCTGTTGCAGTCTGCGGGTATCGAACCCAGTTTACCGGGCCGTCGGTTGGCGCACCTGTCCCGATGGTGCCCACGAAATCGCTCTTTGCCGTGACGTTGTCGACGCGCATGCACGACAGCGCAACAGACGTCATTGGCATTTCAAGCAGCGGTTCAGCGGTAAACGATGCACGCGTATGGTCGCGCGTCGTCGTGCATGTTACGGTGTTGTTGCCCGGCACTGGTGAGCCGGTCAGGTATTCCCACGTTGCGCCGATCATGCGGTTGAGCCGCGTCAATGCCCAGGCGTCCAGCGGCGCATCCCTATCGGTCATCGCCGTGTCGATGTGGTGCTCCGCTGCGACAGCTGGTGTCAGCGATGATCGCGAAGCGAACAGATTGCCGGCCGCGCCCGAGCCAACAACGGACAAACCGTTCCCTTCGCCCGCTTGCGGCCAGTGGGGCCACATCCGCCACGCGTGAAAATATCCGTTTTCGTCGTCGGCAGTACGGCGGACCCATTTCCTGATCGCGACATACTGCCAGCCAAGACCGAGCGTAACGAAGAAACGGGCGGTAAAATCGCCGCGTGGCGTGTCCCAATTTCCAACTTCAGTGTCCGTCAGCGCCCACGCGGTGCTGCGGACCTCGGCTATGATGGGCTCTTCGTTTTCAAACCGTGTCCCATCGACCTCGATCACATATTGCTGTGTCCCGACAGGGCAGAAGACTGGAACGACAACAATGTAGAAATATCCGGCTGTAACCGTGGTGCCGGATATCTTCAGGTCGCGTTCAATCTGTTGTGATGCGACAGGCATTGCCATCGGGCAGCCGCGCCCATTGCCACTGTGGTCGATCGTGTCGGTGGCGCTGTGCCCGTTCTCGCCTGTGATCTTATCAAACACGAGCGCAAAGTCGCCCGCTGCGGCGTCAAACCACCGCGACATGATCGGCGCATCACGCACGACGTCGACGACTGGTGAACCAACGAACGTCGCGTTCTTCTTCCGTGCCATTCGTTATCTCCACCGCGGGTCAGATGTTCCGACCGTCGTCAACACCATCCCGGTACTGTCGCCAAGTGCACCGAACTCGGTCAGGTTATAGCCCGCCGCAGATGTCCCGCCGACGGTTGACGCCGCTTGATCGACAACGACATAGTCAACGCCGTTTTGAATTGTGAACGCTGGCGGGGATGCAATCTGGATCTGCGTTATGCTCGCTGCACTGACGATGGTCGTCGAATGATACGCGCCGCCGCTGACGTCATAGATGCGCACGGCAGCGCCGACAATGAAGTCATTTCCGGGTGAACCACCGGACACTTCGTCGCCAGTCGTGGCCAGGTTCAGATAAACGCTGGACGACACTGACGAGATGACCGCCGCCGGGGACACGACCTGCAACGGGTCAAGGATTAGCAATTTGACGTCAACACGTCCTGCGTCGTAGCGCGGTCGCCGGCCGATGACGCGGCACAGCTTGTTCGCCAGAGTCCCGCCGCGCATGTCGGGAAGCGCTGAAAATCCGTCGGGTAGTGCCGACGAGATTTGCACGACGTCGCCGATCCGCAGGTCCAGATGGGCCATCGTCAACGTCAACGAGACAATCCGTCGGGCCAGACCGTTATCGCCGCGCATGATGTCAGCAGACAACGCGCCGACTTCGCCGGGCGACATGGACGCCGGATGTCTGAACGGCGGCGCGCCCGGGTCGAGGTTGGCCGCTTCGTTGCACCCGATCGAGCGGAACTCCAGCTGCCGCTTGTTCTGCACCCGAGGATAGCGCTTGAAGAGCGCGGCATCGATCAGGTTCAGTTCAACGCTGAATTCCCGAGAAAACGGGTTGTAGCCCGCCTTCGCAGTGCCAAGCGGGAACAAGCCCGATTCATCGGCCACGACCTCGACACGCGAATCGGGCACGATGCTGTTGATGCCGATCGTGGTCGTCGATGTGGTCCGCGGCGTGGCCAGCGAAAACGGGGCCAGTTTGCCGTCAAACGTGATCCGCGTTGCCGTGCCGTTCAGTAGGCACCACTCGCGAAGCAATTCCGAGACGGTCATCTCGCCATCGATGACCATCATGGATGTCCGCGACTCCTGCACGGCGATAAACGCCGTGGTGTCGACCTCAGCCGTAGTGAGCGCTGCGCCGAAGCGCCAGCCCGTGTTGTAGACGTCGGTAGACAATCGGCCCGGGAGGCGGTCGTACGTCGTCGCGCCTTGCCCCTCGTTGCTAAGAAGCACATATAGCAGCGCCTGCGGTCCACCGCCGATAAATGCGATTGGGCGCAGGCCAGTGGCGAACTGAACGATCAGCGAATCGCCAACACGGTCTGGAGCCCACGACGTGCCATCCGTGTAGACTGTAACGGTTTGCGCACCGGGTGGAAGCGCCACGGCTTGCAACTCGCATAGCGTGAAAACGTCATTGTCCAGACTTTTGCCTTGCAGAATGGCATAGGTTGGGAAGGATGATCCGAGCCTAAACGCCGCCGAATCGTCAACGGTAAAGGTGGCCGTCTGCCGCGTTCCAACGGTGCCGTAGGTCGTCGCTGATGTAATTGCTGTCTGCCGCAATCCGACACCGATCGCGCGGTCGTAGATTTCCTGCGCCACGCTGGCAAACCGCAGCGACCATAAATTGTCGCCCGTGTGCCGCGGCGGTTCATCGAGAGTAAAGACGCCTAAAAGCTGTTCCTTGCCCCCGCCGTTCGCCGTCAGCGTATACCCATACAGATATGCACGCCGCCCGACCCACGATGGCGGCACCAGATAGACGCTGTCGCCATCCGTAGCGGTGCCGTTGAGCGCCAGCGCGGTTGACCCATTGGCGCCGCGCGTGCACCCCGTGAGGCTCGTTGAACTCGCGACGGTGCCGATCACGACCGTTTCGCTGTTGACGTAGATTGTTTGACCGTTGATTAGCCCGCTCGTTGACTGGAGCGTGAGTGTCGTCGCGGTGGCTGTTGCGGTGGCTGTCACCCACGTCCGACGCCGGGTGTTGACAGCGAACAAGGCGGCAAGCGTCGCCGTTGCATCATCCAACATCTCAACGTCAAGCGTCGCGCCGAGCTCGCGTCGATCTTCAAGATCGAGCGTCGCTTCCCCTTCCTCGATACGCGTAATCCCGACGAATTGGGTATAGCCCGACAGCGCGGTGGCCACGCTCGCCGGGATGGCGCGCTCGACAAGCACGATCGGGACGCCCTCAATCCGCACAGCAAGTGCAAAGTCAACGTGCGCGTCCGTTCCTGCAAGGTCGGTGTAGAGAGTCACGGGTTACACCTTAGCGTGAAGGCGGAGATCGATTGAATACAGCGGCACGCCGGGGCCAAGGCGCTGCGGCTCGAACCGTGACAGCGTTTCTTCTGAAGCCTGCACGACATCGACAAGGGTCGACGACTGCAAGCCCTGCAACGTCGTTCCCGACAAGATGGGTGCAAGCCACATCTCAATCGACGCGGTTGCGCCGAAACGCTCAAGGAACCCCTCCAGCGTGTCCTGCGCGCCGTCTAGTGCTTCCTCGATCAGCATGCGTCGGCGATCAACAAACGCAAGCCCGAGGCGCCAAGACTGCATCCGCGACGAGCGCGTCACGCCTTGAACACGGCCGGAAACGGCACGCGGCACCGCGACGACGCGTTCCGAAAACGATTCAATTTCGCGAGGGATGTCGTTGCCGACCCAGTTAGCAGCGCAAGCAACCGGTGATGTCTTTGCGTTGGCATCGTTCAGGGTTGATGCTGAAAATCCGATCAGGCTCATGTCGAAAGTTTGGCTGCCATCGACGACAAGGCCAAAGGTGCTTGTGCCTGCCGACCGCGTAATTGTCATCTGTGAATGCAGCAATCCGGGATCAATGTTACGCGACATCGTCACGTCGTAGGTGTTTCCACCTGCACCAAACGCATCAAGTTTGGTTTTGATCTGATAGGTCAGCTCATCTGTCGGTCCGGATGTGGACGCTGTGGTTGTGCGCACATACAGCCCCACAGACGAGCCAGCCTCCAGCTGAACGCCCCACACATAAACGCCAGAGATTCCATCTCCGACGTAGTTTGTGGCCCCGTTGGCATTCGCTGTGAGAATATAGTTTGTTGGGCCAGCATAAGCCGTCGAGACAACAACGCAGCGGAACCAGCCGTTTCCGGCGTCATATATCGACGCCGTCGCTCCGATTGTGTTTCCGACCTTTCCGTTCTTCACGTCAAAATATGCGGACCCAGAATCTACGGCTTGGAGTCGAATCCAGTTTTCTCCCGCTGCCTTGACGTAACACGAAAACGTATTTGTCCCAGACGTGGTTGCGGTTTGATAGACAAAATGCTGCGCGTTTGCAGTGCTGGCGATGATCTTGTCAGCAGAAAGCGTCCCGTCTGGCGCTGTGATCGCGTTGTCTATGACCGATGCTTGCGATTTGAGCCATGTTGCATCTCCCAACTCCTCGCTTCTCGCCAACAGGTTCGTCGTGTATCCACCGCGCAAGTAATACGTGCCTGCGTCAAGATCGACGTTCCCAACGGCACCGGCCGCCTCACGAAAGCGCAAGCGACGGTTGGCGGTGGTCAGTACGACCGCGCCAGCGAGGACAGGATAGGTCACGCAGCACCTCGGCGACGGTTGCCCGTCTTGACGGCTTTTGCAATTTCTCGTGCGGTATCTTCAGGCAGCGGACCGGCGACACCATACGCCACATTGACGACAAGCGGACCACCTTCTCCGCCGCTGCGTGGTGAACGCGGAGATGCGCCACGATCGCGGGCTGCGCTTGTGGCGCCGCCACCACTAGGCGCTGCGCCACCTGCCATGCCAAGCAACGATTGGACTGCCGCCGGCCCGCCGGTCTGAATTGCTGTTCCCGCGGCAACCAGACCAAGACCACCGGCGATTTGCCCGGGGGCGGCCGGGTTGCCAACCAGTGCTCCAGCAATTCCGCCTGCAAGAAGTTTTCCGCCCTCGAGCACAACCATTCCGCCGGCCTGTTGCGCCGCCGCTGACAACAAATTCGCGAATGCCGCTTCTTGTCCCGAGGCAGCCTCTGCTGCAAACACGCCGATTGCGGCGGCGGCTTCAGAAGCAGCGCTAGTGATGGCGTCGACCTGCACTTGCCGCTCAGTCTCGGCAATTTTGTTTCGTTCTTCTGCTTGTTCACGCGCAATACGCGTTCGCTCTTCTTGCGCTTGTTTGGCCGCTTTGATCTCCATGTCTCGCGCAGCAAACGCATCAGCAATCTCTTGCCCACGGATTTTTGCTTCCTCGTCTCGCTGTTTCTTCGCAAGCGCGAGTGCTTCTTCGCGCATTTTCGCAAGCCAGTTGATTGCCTTTTCTTCGACGTCAGCCTGAATTTCGGCAGAGCTGATGCCAGACGGTTGAGTTGCCTTGGCCGCCAACGGCTTCGCAAAACTTTTCTGCAATGACTTTGCTTGCAAATCTGCAATTTCAAAAATCAGCGCTTTTTGTTTCTCAAGCTGCAAGTTTTGGGCGCGATAATCTGCTGCCTTTTGCTTGTCGCGAATCGCCATTCCTTCATTGACGCGGATAGTCCGGTCAAGCTCGGACATCTGAGCTTGCGCACGTGAGCGGATTTCAGATGGCGATAGCGGGGCAAACTGCAACCGCAATGCCTCTGCTTGCTTTTCAAGTTCTTTCGTCGTTTTATTTGTGGCATCAAATTGGGCGTATTGAGCAGCAAGTGCTGCGTCCTGCGCCTTGATTGACCGTTCCCACGATTGCGTCAGTGCGTCTACTGCAAAAGTCCCCGCAGCCAAGGCAGCGCCAAACGGGCCACCAGCACCAAACGCGGCGGTGACTTGTCCAATAGCTGCCAACGCTTTGCCCGCTTCGCCGTTCGTCTCGCCAAGCGCACCGGCAACACCGGAAATTGCGGCAGCAGCGGGACCAAGCTTGGTTTGCAGATTCTTTGCTTGGTCTTGAAGACTAACAAGCGAAAGCCCAGACGTTTTTGCCTTCTCCTCAACCGCCGAAAGCTTGCCTGCGAATTTGTCGACTTCGGCCGTCGCTTGCTTTGCGTCGACTGTGATCTTGGTTTCGATTGTTTGCCCGGTGGCCACTGCTACCTCCTACCGGGCGCTGTCGGTGGTGGCGCGCTCGCCCGCTCGCTCGCCTGCCGCGCGTCATCGGCCATCTTAGCAGCCCGGCCAGAATCTATCACAGCAAACGCATCGGCGGCATGCGTTGAAAGCAGGCGCAGCGCCTCGACCCCGGGCTTCCCCTCGCAGGCGCGCCATAGTGACAGCGGGCCGGTCACGTCTGGGTTGCTAAGGATGTGGCGCCGCGGGCAGGTGCGCGTCTCATGCTCGGTGCCAGCGAAAAACGCCATGGGCGCTTTGCCGTGGCAGCCGAAAAGCGCCCGCCGCGGTTCAGGGCAGCGGGCACAATCAAACTCGGTCAGATCGACGGCGGTTGCTGCCCACAGCGCAGTGCTTTTCCCGGTGGAAGCTCCAAGAAATAGCGCGCCGCCGTGTGTAGTGGCACCAGCAAACCCGCCAAACGGAGGGCGGGCATCGACTCGGCAACGGTGGCCTTCAGCCCTTGCAGGCCATCCAGCTTTGCCACGACGCCAACGATGACCTCCTCGTACACGGCCTCAAGCCGGTCGTATGCTTCGCGTCGGGTCATGACGTCGTCGGTCTTCAGCGACGAGCGGATCGACATCCATGCCGCTTGTGTTTTAGCGGTCCACAGTCGGCGCGTCGCATCATCGACAACGCGCATCGTCAACATGATCCCATCGAGCTCTGGATCGGGCTGGTAGTCGCCAAGCGGCCCGATGGCGTTGCCGTCGGTCAACGCCAAAAGGCGCCGCGCGTGCTCGGCCACCTTGACGCTATCGCGCGCACCGTGGGCCAGCGAAACGGCCGAAACGGCCTCCTCGACGTCGGGCCAGCGGGTGCTGTCGTCGAGCGGGATGCGCGCTTTCTGGCGTGCGTCGATCTCGGCTTGTCGGGATACGCGGGCAGCGTCGTGCGCTTCACGCAAAACGGCTTGCAGGGCGACTGGGTCGCCCTGTTGGCCTGGGTAGATCAGGAGGGTCGGCATGCTAGCTGTCTAGCACACCGATTGACACCGACGCACTAGAAGATGCCAAGCGTCAGCGGGCTCGCTCCAGTCGCCATCGCCTGAAACGGCAGGACAGCGAACGGCCCACCCTCGCGAACACCGGACGAGCGGATATCTGCGGCCGGGATGCGGATAAACATAGCCGCGCCAGCGCTTGAGCCAACCTGCAACATCACATCATACGTTGAAACAACGGTGCCGGTCAGTGAACTGTCGCCAAGAATGGCGTCGACCGAAGGCGTGCCGCTGTCGTCGATCATATTCCCGACACTGCCGTTGCTGTCTCCGACATACAGTTCGCCTTCAAGCATGATGTTCGTTTTATCCGTTGCCAGCCCGCCGCGGACGCCGTTGATGCCGGTCGTCGTCTCGCGCATCGTCATTCCGAGGTTGATCGTCAAGCGGGCATTGCGAAGCATAAATGCGGTCGATCCGATATAAAACTGAGACGCACCGCTGACGATGGGCGACCCGGTTGTCGGCGCAACGTATCCGGTATTTGTCTCGGCGTAGTCGCCCCAGTTGTTTGGCATGAACGTAAAGTCTGTTTCAACAACGCCGGCGTTCGGGATATTGATAGCCATTGAAGACGGCTGGCAGTCGTCATACTGCCGACGCCAGTTTTCGCCCTCGCAGTCAAACCAGATTGGCTTATGCACCGTCTGCGAAGACGACATTACGTATCGAGCAGCGCGAATGATGGTCGACGCAGCGACGCCGGTGCCAACGAGCGCACGGTCAAGAACCAATGAAGTCGTCCCGCCGCCGCTTGCGATTTGCCGCGCTTCCCATCCAGAAGTGGTATTGATTAGCACGATGTCGTTGTCGGCGAGCACGCTTGACGATGCAGTGAGTGCAGTGCCCGATGCGGATGAGACAGTCGGCGCAGCGCCAGTAGTCGCGACGCCCGGCGCGCCAAAAACTGAAGACAGCAAATTCCCTGCTTCCTGCTTGGCTTCCCAGTCAGTCACCGCGGCGCCGGTGTTGCTGTTGGCTCCAGTCATGAGAAGCGGGACAGTGACCTCGGCGATATCCTTGACGCCATGCGCGCGCGGCAGTCGGCGACCATCCACAACAATAAGCGAACGTTCGATCGGCTGCCTTGAACGCGGAAAGAATGACACTGGAACCGATCGCGGCTCCAGCCGGGTATAGGCGGCCGGCTCAACGCCGATGGTGTATGCATCTGCGTTGATGCCGTAACGCATTCTGATCAGGCGGGTAACGTCGCTCATCGGTAGAACTCCACTTCGAGGGTAATGCGCAGCCGCTTTCCGCCGTCGACGTCTTCAACGACAAACGGCCCGACGACGTCCCCGGCCGGCGAGACGGCGATGATGGTTGATCCAGGACGCTGCCATGCGCTGCCGTCGGCAAGCGCGCGCACGATTTCAACCGCGTCTTCAACGATGGCTTCATCCATCGTTGCGGCATCGGCATCAAAAACATATTCGACGACAAGGTCAACCGTGGCACGGTAACGCGTCGTCGTTGGCCATACGTGCCCGATCGCATTGCCTTCCTTGACCGCCAACCAGAACCGACGCGAGTCACCGATCGGTGAGTCCTCGCTGCCGTTGTCGTCATGCTTGAACTTTGACGGCAAGCCCTGTTTCCGAATCGTCGGCGCAACACCGGCGACGATTCCGACAAGCACGGGACGCACGTCGGACCAACTCATCGCGTGATCCCAACGTAGCGCGGACCCTGTGAGCCTGGCGTGGGCGCGTCAGGTGTGACCGCATCCTGCGGCGCCGTCAGCAGATCGATGCGGTCCCACGTCGTCGCCTTGGCCTGTTCGTAAGCGGCCTCAAGGCGGTCGACGTACTCAGTCGACGCTTGCGGCCATTGACGCGCTAGATGCAGCACGCAGGCGGCGGCGTGCATCGGCTCAATGACGTCGTCCGTCATGATGTCTTCGTCGAGCACGCCACGGGCAGCCAGGGCGGGGACCACGTAGTGATGCCACGCCGCATTGATGACTTCCTCAAGCGTGGTGTCGGTGGCGCTCGCAAGCTTGCGGACCACCGGGTAGGACTGCGTCAAATGCGTCGGCGTCAGCGCGATCGATGCGATGCGTCGGACGACCCGGAACGGTTCTTCCCATTCGCGCACGACGCCATCGATCGTGGCGCGGAAAAGCACATAGCCCGCACCGACCGACGCCGTCTGTGCCGCCGTGAGCGCCACCGTGACAGCCACGCCCTTCACTGTGCTGTTGTTGCCGATATCGCTGATTAGCGGCTCGGCAAGCCACAGTTCGGTCGACGTCCCGGAGCGACTGGCGACAACCACAATCTCTCGCCCGGCGGTGGCATCCGTGATCAGGTATCGTCGGCCGGCGACCCACGCCTGCGCGACCGACACGGTGATCGAGTCGTCACCCTCTTGATGTGCGCCCTGCGTCGTCGTCGAGATAGGATCGACGGTGGCGGCAACGTAGGTTCCGACTGGATCGCTTGCGCCGGGGCCAATGCGACGCGCAGTGGCGGAGGTGGCGACGTGAGACGTCAGCAAATTGTTCGCGTGCAGCCGCGGATAGCTGGTCACCGTTTCGGTCGAGTTCAGCAACACGCGCAGCATAAGCACTTACATAGCACGGACGGCGGCGGATGTCGACGGCCCCCCCGACCCGCGCGCAGCCCGTCGCCTGCGCTTCTTCTTTTGACTCTCCTCGTCGTCCTCTTCGTCTTCCACGTCGTGCACGGTGACCGGCGAAGCGTCATTTAGCAGACGGACGCTGATGATCTTGGCAAGCACCGCGCCCAGTTCCATGCCCATACCGATGGCGACGCATTCGACGATTGTCACGATCAGGTCCAAAAGGTCCATCACGCCCTCCCGTCGTAGCAGCGGCCATCCCGCCAGAAACGCTGCCCGGTGTAGATGACGACGTCGGCTGTAAAACGCCCAGACTCGCGCTCGATCCAAAACTCTCCATGGCCTTGGGTCCATCCGGTTGGGCCTTTCAGGTAAGGGGCCTCGTCAACCGGGGCCAAGCACGGGATTCCAAAACCGCCGCGGACATGTTGCGACCCATCGGGGCCAGCTACGGGCAATGTGTGGATTTGTGCGCGATGACAGTGCCCGATCACCAGAGACATGCCATAGCGCAACAGATGCTGCTTCGCGTAGGCGTCACCGGCGTAGACGCCGTGAGTAAATCCAAGATGCCCGATCTTGTGAACTTTGCCGTAGGCCGTCGACGTGATGCCCATATCGACAAGCCCGAGCGCCGATTGCCACGTCTCGCGTCCACGCAGCACGGGCGCCTTCTTGTCGACGTATCGTACGTAGCGATGCTCGTGGTTGCCTTCAATGTAATGGATCGGCTTGCGACCCATGATCCCGCGCAACACAGACAGTTCGGCGCGCACAGCCTCGACTTCGGCGGCAAACTCCGGCGCAGGCTGTCCATCCTCGTGCAGCGACACCGACAAAAAGTCAGCGAAATCGCCATTGATGATCAAGCGGTCGGGGCGCACGTCCTCAAGGCGCAGCAGGAACGCGCGCCAAGCGAAAGGGTCGTGATAGGGGACGTGGACATCAGAGCACACCATCACGTGCTCAACGTCATCGCGAACAAGCTTTTTTTTCGGTGTCCTCTTTGCCACGTCTCGCCCCCTATTGCGCGACGTGCACGCTCCGCACGCTGCGCACCCGATAGGTCTTGACGCGCGTCCCCCAGACCGTCGAGCCTTGCAAATTTACCGCATCGAGCTCCGAATCCCGCCCCGTCGCCGGGTCGGAATAAGTCAGCCGCTTGTTGCCGCTGGCGTCGTGCCCGTCGGTGTGCACAAGCACGAAGTGATCACCAAACGCATCGCCAGTGTGGTCGACATGCGCAACCACAAGGCCGCCGCTGCGAAGCGTTTCTCCCACGATGCCGCGCATCGTCGGCACTTCACCCTTGATAACGTCGCCGACCACAAGCCCAGCAAGCGCGCCGAGTTCCTTCGTGATGGCGGACGAGTGCAAGAATGCTTTGCGATCAATGCCTGCGCTGTTGAGCAGCGGTGGCGGCATCTCGACACCGCGCAGCATGCGCGCCGCTTCGCACAGGCAAACGAGCAAGCATCCCGATCGGCCGATGGTCGATGGGCCAAAGCCAAGCGTTGCGGCCGACCACTTTTGATCGGCTTGCCGATACCGTGGACCGCTGGCGTTCATTTGCCGCCCGGCAGCTTCAGCTTGACGATTGAGTCAGCGATCACGTCGGCAGCGTCGGCCGCTGCGTCGTTGCTTGGGTCCTTGTCGCCCTTGGCGCGCTTGGCGTAGGCGCGCAGCATGCCGACGACGACGTCACGAGCAAAGAGCGCCAGCAGCATCGCCGCGATGCTCGCGGCGCCGTGGGGAGAGATCAGGTCTTTCGCGAAGAGTTCAAGCACGGTCACACCCCGAGTTTGGAAAGAGCAACATCGAGCCGATCGAATCGGCGATCGAGATCTTCGCGCAAGCGGTCGACCGCAGACCGCACGGCATCGAGGCTTTCCTTGCTCGCCTTGTCCGCCTTGAGCTCGGCCACCAGTTCTTCCAAGCGGCGCGTACGCGCCTGTAGCGTGGCCCATGCGGCGCCGCCCCCGGCGATGCCCGACAAGATGCCTGCAATCATTTCTTGCGTCACAGCGTGCCCCCGTCGACAGCCGAAAGGTCGAACGCCTCAACCCGTTCCTCGGGCGAGGGGGCGCCGCCCCACTGCACCGGGATACCGGTCGCGGCGGCGGGAGAGAGGATGGCAACGCCTTCACCGAGCGTGGAACCGCCGCCGTCTTCGCCGGTCAGTGTAGCACGCCACGCGCGCGCTTGCTCGCGCGAAAGCGCCACGGCGACCTTGCACGCTGCCCCGTCGACGATGGTACGAAAGCCGCTGATTGCTCCCGCTTCCATCATTGCATACAGCGCGCGCGCGGCCTGCGCGCCGTCGCCGTCGAGGCCCGACACCTCACCAGGGCGGTCGCCGCCGCCCTCAAGCAGCACCGGGCATTGGTCGACAGCAGGCACCGTCACAAGCACGCAGTCGCCATCGGGCGGCGCACATTCGACGACGTACTGACCCGCAGGCGACAGCGACGACGAGACGAGCGCAAAGCCGCCCGCCACGCTGCCGCCAACCGCGATCAAGAGTGCAGCGATCTGGTTGCGATTCATGGCACCACCGCAGGTGTCACCAAGGACGACCAAAGACGAGCGCGAGAGATTAAGCACATCGGCGCAGCCGCCGTCGAACCTGTCGTGCCCAGATAAATAAACGACGACGCGACAGTCGGCAGCGTGGCGAGCGTATCGGTGCCAACGCTGACGCCGTCATAGAACGCCTCGATGCTGTCCGTGACCAACGTCTGTCGGAGTTTGTGCGCCACGCCGTCGGACACGTCGCCGCTACCGGCGATGATCGACCACTGCGCTGTCGTCACCGTGCCATCGGCGAGCGCGCGATCGTTTGCGGCATCGACGCCGAGACGCGCGAAATTCGCCGTGCCTGTGCCCACGCTGGCAAACGTCGACGTCGCGCTTGTATCCCACGACGGGCAAAGCACCTGCACGTCCATCGTCGACGGGCTGCCGGTGTAGTGGCTGGCACCATCGAATCGCACGTCGTCGGCGTTGCGCGCCACTGCCACCGTCGTCGTCGCGAGATAACTGGTCATCGCGGGGAACGCTTCGATGCGCACGCCCCAGAAACCACAGTCAGCCGTTGCGTCGGCGTCGGTATAGGACAGCGTGTTGTCCGACGGCGCGCACAGCAGATCGTGGTCGTGGTTTGCAGCGGTGCCCGTGTACGAGATGCCGATGCGGCAGAGGTTGACATCGGCCACACCGTCGCCCGTCGTATCGATGGGGTACCGCATAGCGCGAGCCTGAATCACGCCGGCCTGCACGGTGCCGACAGCGGCTGCGCAATCCTCGCCGATCGTGCAACTTGCCGACGTGCACGTCGACAGACTGAACCACGCCGCCCCGTTGGCGATCGTGTTGTTGCGTAGCGCGACGAACGATTGAGAGCCGGCGCGTGCCCATACGCTAAATGAATGCGTGGCGGCCGTCAGCAGTGGCGATTGTCGCAATCCATGTTCACCGGTGCTGTTGTTGCCATCGACGTCGTCGCCTGTCGTCGTCAGGTCCGCGCCCGCGAAGGCGTCGGCAAGCACGTTGTCGCCGGCCGTGATTGCCGTCCAAGTGGTGCCGAGCGTCTGAGATTGCAACGCGATGTTCGAGACGGCAGGCTCACTCATGTAGCCCACGACGGCGGTGCCGCCGCTGTGCGTGCGACGAGCGACGCGCGGGGCACCGTTGCCGACGAGGTAGAGTTGCCGCGTGCTGCCGTCGACGACGTCGACCGTCGCCTGCGTCGCGCGCGTCAACGCGGTCGGCGCAGCGGCGCCTGCCGCGATGGTGGGCGCAACGCCGAAAGCACGCGCTGCACGTTCACGCGCAATGGGGGCCCACTGCGTCGGATTCGTCGCGCCGCCGGCAAAGCAGGCACTGCACTTCCAGACGCGCACGCTGGCAATCGAATTGTTGAAGGCAGCGCCGCCGCTGATACCGCCGGCCGCCAGCGTCGACGCATTTGAAAGCGTAGCACTTCTGGCGCTCACGTCGACGCCGGTACCAGCTGCACCATTTGCGTACGCGACCGCGCCGTTTGTGCTTGCCTCACTACGGTCTGCGAACGCGATGAAATGCACGAATGCACCTGCGTGGCCGGATGGCGCAGTGACCGTCGACGTCGTCGACGCTGTACGCAGCGACAGCGCAACCGTCGACGTCGTCGATTGCGCCAAGCGCCACCCGTCGGTACCCGCAAGACCCTTATCCAAAATCTGCGCGCCGGATGTGCCGCCAAGCTTGCCGACGTATTCGACGGCGAGGTCTTCAGTCGTCAGGTCTGCCACCGTCGACGACGCTGCGCCATGGCGTTTGCCCGCCGTGTATGTCGTCAATCGTTCGGTGCTGTCGAGCGCCCGAAACGGCGTCATTGTCGTCGTCGATGGGCTGGAACCGGTGCCCGCTTCGGACAGCGTGACGTTGCCGTTGGCGTCACGACAAGTCCACGTCGTACCTGACACGCCTTGCGCGTCGCACGCGAGGACCAGCGTCATCGACGTGCTGTTCACGGCGAGAGCATCACTCAAGTCGTTCGGCGTCGTTGCTCCGGCGACGAGGTCGAACGTCGGCGTCGGCGGTGCGGCGCCGGTCACGGGCGGACGGAAGAAACCCTGATCGGTCCCCATCGACCACGCTTCATCGCCGAGGATGTACTGCGCTCGCGCCTCGCCGGTGACGACGAGGGCGAGCGCCACAAACGCGCGGCGCATACGCGCGCTCACCACGATGTCACCAGGAAGCGGCACGACAGCACCGTGGTGCCCGCCGAGACGATGCACTTTTCCGGGCGTTGCACGTTGCCGCCGAAGCGGTCGCCGCTGCCGAATTCGACGCCGTTTGCCGTCGTCAACGCGTTGCCTGCGCCGGTCGTCGAACCGACGAACACCGTGCCCGCCGACTTGCATTCGTAGCTGACGAGTTGGAACGCGCCAGCGGGTTTGATGTCGACACCGCCTGCGGTCGTGTCGCAGGTGATTCGTTCGTGCCGAGGAAAGCTCGGCCCGACCGACGTGACGCCGGAACGAACGGCCTCGACGATGGCGCCGGGCGAGAAGGCGGCGACGCTACCGGCGACCAAAAGCCCGAGGGCGAGGACAGAGACAACAATTTTCTTGCGGTTCATGATTCACCCTCGGGCTAGTGGGGTCAGCCGATCTTGCGAACGATCAGCGAGAAGTCACGCAGCGTCAGCGCGTGACCGTTGGTGCCGACGCGCACGCGCGCTTCGACCGTGTCGCCAACTGCCGTCGGCGAGAACACGGCGTACGCGGCGGGCATGCCCATGCGGGTCGCCGCAGCAAGTTCGGTCTTGCGTGAGCCGGTGCCGATCTGCGCCTTCGCGGCGCCGCCGACGCTGGCCCAGATTTCGACGTCGATCACGGCGCTATTCGTGCCGATGCCGTCGCCGACGATGGCGAAGACCTCGTAGTCGCCGATCGCGGCAGGCAGTGCGACAGTGACGACGCCGGTCGAACCGGCAAAGGTCAGTGCGCCACCCGCGTTGTTCTTCGTGACGGTGTAGAGCGTCGACGAAAGGATGGCCTGCGGCGTCGCTGCGGCGGCGACGGTGATCGTCTCACCAGTGCCGTCGTTGATCTGTGCGACGAGGGCGAGGGGGGTGCCGCCAGTATTCAGAGCTGCGAGAGACATTCGATCCTCCTAGGTTATTTGCCGTTTTCGCGGCGTTCGCGGTTGATGCGCTCCGCACCTTTGCGCGCGAGATCGCGCGCCTGTTCGGAGGAAAGAGACGGATTAGATTTCTTGATTTGCTCGGCCGCTTTTTCGACGGTCGCAGGCTTAACGTCAGACACGGGGCGCTCCCTTCGACGGCGTCACCGTCTGCTGCTGCAAGGCTTTTACCATGGACTGAATGCCCTTGGCTACCTCGGCGCCGGTCTGCTGCTCAAGCTGCGCTTCGGCCTGTCGGCGACGTGCGGCGCTGTCGCCAACAAATTTGGCGTGCGCATCCTGCCATCGCTTCAACAGGTGCTCGGGATGTTCGCGTCGAATGACGTCCTCTTCGAATCGCTGCCACTCGTCGCCGTCAGGCATGCGCTCGGTCGGGCCAAGCGTCCACGCCCCGACCTCGTGCACCAGAAAGACAGGCAGGGGCTTGCCGTCGACGTCGACGCGTTTGGACAGCACGCGCGCCAATGCCTGCCGCTGCGAGGTGGGCTCGCCTTCTTTGGTGATCCCGCCGTCGACGAAGTCGACGATGTGCGGATCCTTGATCGATTTCAGCTTGATCGTTCGTTTCACGTTTGCGCCTCGGTAGAGGGAAAAGAAGGAAGGGGGCCGGGTGGCCCCCTTCCTTCATCGGGTCAGGCTCACGCCTTGTCGTAGATGATCTTGACGCCGTGCTCGTCGGTGTGCTCACCGACGGCCCAGCACCAGCGACCAACCGCAAGCAGCGTGTCGTCGGCCAGATCGTACTGGAAGCCCAGCGACGGCTCGAAACGCTCGGTCATCTCGGCGAAGCCACGAACGCTGCCAGGCGCGCCAGTCTCGCCACGGCCAGCGACGATCAGCGCGCCGACGCGGTCAGCCGCGCCAGTGTTCGCCGTCGCCATGACGTTCTTGTTTGCGGCATAGATCGGGATGCCCGCGAACGAACCGCGGAAGCCATTGCGGCTCGCGTCCGGACGGTGATTGAAGAACGACAGGTCAGCAACGCCCCCCGACGAAAAGATCGACGACAGCGCGGCGCCCGTGCCACCCGCCGCAAGGGCGCGCAGATCGGCGACGCCAACCTCGTCGAGCACGAAGACCATGTCTTCGCTCGCCGGGTTGTTGTCGAGGAGCTTCAGCATCGCGTCGAGCAGCACGGCGAACGACAGCGGCGCCGCCGTCGGGTTGGCACCCGACGACGACGCCGACTCGGTCAGGCCCGAAAAGAGCGCCAGCGCGTCGGTCTCGGCGCGCAGGTAATGCGATTCAAGAATCTCGACCATCGCGTCGCGCACAAGCGGGAGCGCCGAGGGGTTGCCCGACTGGATCGCGGCGACAACCTGCGAACGCGCCACGCCCGGCAGGGCGAGTTCGATCGCTTCGGCGGTCAGTTGGACGCCCTGCACCTTCGTCGTCGGCGTGATCGAAACGTTCGACGCGACGCCGAGGGTGGCGGGGTTCGAGAACGCGATGCCCTCGCTGTCGTCGACAGCGGCGGCGATCGCGTTCTTCTTGCGGATCTTGCGGACCTTGCTGGCCTGACCCGAAATGTCGGCCATGTTCAGGAAGGGCAGCAGGACGTACTTGCCGCGAAGCGGGTCAAGCGCGATCTGCGACATGACCTCAGTCAGAAGCCAATTGGCAACGGTAGCGGATGAAGAGACAGCCATTTCTTTCCTCGGACGGCGCTAGGCCGCGTCAGGCGTTAGGCGCCTTGGTCGGACGGGACGAGAACCGCCCGACGCCAAGGGAGTTGGAGCCGCCTCGCTTACCGAGGAGACCCGAAAAGAATTGTGCAACCGCACCGGGATCGCGCGCCTTGATTTCGGCGAGCTTCTTCCCGGTCGGGTCAGCGAGCGCCGCCTCCATGTCGACAACCGACACGGCAGGCGGGGCGCCGAGCGCAGGCGGGGTGCCGACAGCCTTCACGGCAGGCGCACCAGGAGCGGCCTTGAACGCGGCAAGCACCTTGGCCTTGGCCTCGACCGACGACGCGTCGGCGTACAGAGCACGGACCGCCTCAGGCAGCGCAGCGGCCTCTGCGTCTAGGCGCTTCGCCTCGGCCTCTTCGTGGGCGCGCCAGCGGGCAGCCATCGGCTCGACGGCCTCGAGCTCGGCGAGACGAGACTTCGCCGCCTCAAGGGCCTTTGCCAGTTCGCCGGCCTTCTCGGCCTCTTCCTGCGCACGCTTGCGGGCTTCGCGGTCAGCCTTGCGCGCGGCGGCGCCCTCGGCCTTGAGTGCGGCCAGTTCAGCGGCAGCGGCACGCAGGGCGGCAAGGTCTTCGACGGCGTCGACGGCAGGCGCCGTCGTCGACGAAGAGGCGTTCGCTGCATCGGCAGCGGCGGGGATGGAAGGCGCGCCCTCAGGGGCGGAGTTGGTCGTCATGGCATCATCCTACAGCACCGCTTACATAACGTGCAACCCTAGCGCCACATCACCCGCGCGATCATCTCTCGCAGGTAGGCGGCTTGCTTTGGATCAAGGCCCATCCACGGACGCGGTTTCATCGTCGCTGTGCCGAAGTGCAGCCAATAGCCAACCATGTTGTGCGACGGGCTTTGTTTGCCGGTGCGCTGCATTCGATAGGCTTTGCTCGCCTGTCGTCCGGCAAGATGCGACGAGTAGTCACCCGCTGCGGCAGACTTCTCAAATCGGCGCATGGCCCGGTCGTATCGCTTCCTTCCCCCGGCCTTCGGCACCCATACCGGCGACGTGCCCGTGTTGGGCGCAATCGTGACCTCGACACGGTCGGCGCTGAGCAGCGCATCGCGCGCCTTGACGCTGTTCATAAGCCCGCCAGTCAGGCGAAGGTCGACGTTTTGCGCCTCGCCGCCGCGCTTTAGAAAGTTTCGATAGCGGCGAGAGTAGGGGGCGAACGGTCGGCCATTGACGTCAAGGCCACGGCCGACGCGCTCAATGATGGCGCCGGGGGCGAAACGCTGAATCTCGCGCGCGATGCCCGCAGCGTTGAATTTCGGCTGGCGCCCGCTCTTGCGAATCGTGATCCCCATGCGTCACCCCACGTCGACGACGTTCTGTGCTTCTAGCGTAGCGGGCTGGAACCTTGACGTCACGTCAACGGGGGCGCCGCTGCCGTCGACGTCGTAGATGCGATAGCCCTCGTCAAGCGCAAGCGGGATTGGCGTCGGTGCCCACGAATGGCGACAATTGTAGCCGCCGCAGTAGTCCTCGACGGGTAGCTTCTGTCCGTTGTCGAGCTTGCGCGGGTCGACGACGGCCTTGCCCACCCAAGTGCGGCAGAACGGGCGGTTCTTTTGATCCTTCGGGCCGACGTAGACGAAGACCATGCGCTCGCCTTCGCCCTCTTCGACGTCGAGCGCGATCGAGACGACGGCACGACGACCAGCGGCCATCACCGCTGCGTCGACGGCAAACTGTGCGCGCTTGATCGACGTGTCGAGCTTCGCTGCGACCGACGACACTAGGTCAGTAAGGCTGCCGCCTGTCGTGATGCCACGCGCGACCGCTTGCCTGATTTCGTCGTTGGCGGCGCGAAAGACCGCGACGACGTCGGCGGTCTGCCCGTTGACGATCTGGTCTAGCTCTTGTCGGACATCGAGAGGTAGCGTTGCAGGCGGCGCACCGACGACCGCCGCAACAGCCTCCACAGCACGGCGACCCGCGACGTTCGCGACCTCGTCGCCGAGGGCGAGCAAGCGTTGTTCGACTTGTCGATAGACTGCGACGGCGGTTTGTCCTTGTCGTCGTGCAAGCGAATCCTCGCCAGTATTGGTGTCGAGCTGTAGCAGTATGCGCAAAAGATCACGCTGCAAAACCTCCCGCACCGCGCGCAGGTCTTCGATCGCGCTGTCCGCGATGGGGCCTGCCGCGTCGGCGCCGCTCATTCTTCATCCGTCGGTGTCGACGACGGCGACGTCTCGCGCGCGGTGAATGGCGACGGGCCAGCGACCACGCCAGCGAGGCGCGTCATCGGCGCCGCCTGTTGCTGCTTTTGCGCAAGGTACGCCAGCGCATCGTCGCGTGACGACGACAGGCCAAGCATGACGCGCGCGTCGGCTTCGTCGATGATCTTGGCATTCAACAGATCAAGCACGCGCTGCGTCTTCGCCGCGTCGTCTTCGTAAATCTTTGCCGCGCCAAGCGTGACAATTGGATAGACGCCCTCAAACGACGCGGGCGCTTCGGGGCTGAAGTGTGTCAGCACGTCGAGCACGATCGGAAGAAGTTCGCTTTGTTCAAAGTCGCGAAAGACGGGACGCATCTCGGCGATGCGCTGGTCGTGCGGCGCATTCGCGATCAACCTCGACACGCCCGACTGTGGCGCGCCAGGTTCGACGGCGTAGGCGTCGGGACTGTTGCCGCGACTGACGCCAAGTTCGGCAAGGTCGCGCGACGCGCTGGCCTCGATCGATGCGTGATCCGCCGACGGCGTCAGGTATTGCAGAACCTCGCCGCTGCCGACGTGGATCACGGCGTCGGGGCCGCCGACGAGCTCGGATGTCTCGCGCATGGTTCCCGAATAGACCGCCTGCGCATGGGCCTGCATGTTGACGACGTGCTGTCGATTTGAACGCGCTACGTTCAAGGTGTCGACGTTGACGCTGACGTCGCGGTCGGGCGACGGCCAAAATCCGCCCGACGGCGCTTCAGTGCGCAGGAATGCAACGGGCAGAATCCCGGCATACGTCTCTGACGGCGTCTGCACCTTGCCATCTTCGCTGACACGCCGATGCGTCCACGGTCCCCACGACTGCACCATGCCGCTCGCGTCTTCAGTCCACTCACGCGACCACACCCACCAAACGGGTGACGCGCTCGTCGTCTGCTCGGTCGCCTGCCGCAAGGCGACGAACCACAACGCGCCTTCGTCATCGGGCGCCGATGGGTGCGTGATCGTGACGACGTCGTGGGGCCAGTAGAGATGCGCCACGGGCTCGCCCTCGTCGGCAGAGTCGACCTTGCGCCAGCCAACGAGCACGGCGCCCGCGCGAACGCCTGTCGCTGCGCGGCGCTCAAGCTCGGGCATCAGGACGTCCATCCCGATGTCTTCAAGCGCGTCGTCAAACGCCTCCACGCGCGGATCATCTGGCGACAGTTGTTCCCCGTCGTCGCCGTCGAGGAGCACGCGCGTTGCGGGCTGCGTATAGACGCCCGAGTCCTGCCGCGCGAAGAACCGCAGCCAATTCACCGGGTCGACGGGCATCTTGTCGCCGGTGCGCGGATATGCCTTGCGCAGCGCATCGCGCACGATCGTTTGCTGGTCGCCGCTGTACCGTCGAGCAAGCCCGCTCACGATCTGGTCATAGTCGGCCGCGCGCTGGCGTCGCCCCACCGACAGCAGATCGGACAGTTGGTCCGCCTCCCATACTCCGGCGTCTTGGCGGATCTGTGCGATCAGGGCGTCCGAAGCGACGTTGACATTCAGCATGGATCGATCCTACCACGGCCGCGCGGTTATGTAAGCGGCGCCTACCCGACGATGCCCCACTCGTCGGTCGCGTGCGTGCTTGTCGCCGTCGTGACGCCGCCCGGTCGCTGCACCGGCCACTGCCAATGCGCCAGGTATCCGAGCGCGTCGACGATGTGGCTTTGGTCCTTGTCCCCGGTCTTCTTCTCGGGTTCGCCGCTCTTGTCGTATGCCTGTGTCTCCAGCGCCTTGACGAGCGTGGGGCAGGCCTCTCCATCGACGGTGATCCTGCGGTCACGAAAGAGCACGTTCAGCGTGTTCACGCGATCCTTGACGGCGGGGTTGCGCGTCCCATGCACCGGCCTAAAGCCAGCCTGTAGAAGCAGGTGCACGTCGCTGAGCGACGACGTTGACTTGAGCGCCGTGCCGCTGGCGTCGACGTAGGCACTGATCCGCATCTTCGCGATCTCGTCGCGGCTGTAGCGCCGCCCGCGCGTGCGCTCAAGGTAGCGCCCGATCCACGCGGCCACGCGCTCGGCATGCTCGTCGGTCGTTGTCCCGCCGTCCTTGATCATTTCGCCCACGACGTGCGCCACGCGCTTCTCGTCGTCGATTTCAGCGACGACCCATTGCATGTTCCGCACGTTGAAGTCGCACCCGATCGCGATGCGCCCACGCCCAGGGCGCACCGTCCACGGCGCCATTGCGTGCGTCTGGCGGGCGAAGCGCGCATACACGCGACCACCGCGCGCCGTGCGCACGCCCTCTAGCTTTTCGCTGATGGCCTCGTCGGTCCCGAGGCGGGCCTTGCTGTCCTCGATGTAGGACGCTGGGAGAAAGGGGTTGTCCGACGTGCGGATGATGTACGCCCGCGTCGTCGGCGCCGGGCGCGCAAGGATCAGGTCATACGCTGGTCCGAAGCCCTCTGGCGTGCCGGTCAGCAGGGTTTCAAGCGCGGCGCCCACGCGCACGCGCTGCATGGCGGGCACCAGCGCCTCGACGTCGCACAGCTCCCATTCGTCGATCCACGCCCCGATCGCGTTGATGCCCTCGGTGCTGCGCGGCCTGTCGAGCGAGCGACACCAGACCTCGAACTTGCGTGACCGCCCGATCTCGAAGATGTGGGCTTGCTTCCAGTGTCGGAACGGGACGCCCCACCTGTCGAGGTTCTCAGCGATCGACCGCTCCATGACGTCGCGGACCATCGGGTAGGTCGGCTCACACCCGAGGATGGGGCCAGAGTGACCTTCGCGCATGCCCAGATCGAGCAGGAACGCCACGCCCAGCGACGTCTTCCCCGATCCGTACCCACCCGACACGACGCGCACGCCTGGCCCGCGGTCGGCGAGCACTTCAAGGTGTCGCTCGCCAAACTGAGCCACACCGCGGACGGTGGTCACGCATCGCCTCGGCCGAGCGTGTCTTCGGCGTCGTGCTCGCTCGCCTCGTGCCCTTCGGCCAGATCGGCAGAAGTCAGCAGCAGGGTCGCCACCGCTCGCGCGGCGTCCGCCGACATCTCGGTCCGCGTTGACCCGAGCACAAGCACCACCGCGTCGCCACGCACGATCGCGCCGATCCCGTCGTCTCGGTTCACGGTGCGCTGCCCTTGGCGAGTGCGATAACCCGCCACGCATCCGCAAGCATGGCAGACAGCGTCTGCCGCCCGTACTCCTCGCTCGGCGACAGCATGGCCCGTTCGCGCTCCAGCATCTGTGCGGCGCGCTCCAGCAATTCCAGCATTGTTGGCGCCATCGCGATCACCCGCGCGTCGGCATACGAATCGACGACAGCCACGCCGGCCCCGTCCACCCCGAGGACGCGGATTGTCTCGCCATCACGCGCAATCGTCCACGCGATGTGCGTCGGTGCGGCAACCGCTGGCAGAGCTGATGGCGCCGGGTCTTGCGCGGCCACAGCCGCCACCGGGGGCGACGGCGCTGGTTCAAGTTCGGGTTCGGGTTCGGGTTCGGACGCAGGCTCCACAGCACCTAGATCGGCCGCCGGCACGAGCTCCGGCTCAACCGCGGTCGGCTCGATGGTGTTGTCGTTTTCCGTCATGGCTGCCCCTTCAACGTATCACCGTTCATTCCGCCGCCGTCGACGTCACAACGGCCGGAACGAAGTCCACCGTGTCGACCTTGCCTTCGTCCTGCGCCACCGGCTGTGCTTCGGCGACCTTGCCTAGGTGCCGCTCGACGATGATTTCCGACGCTCGCATCGCGATCCGCTCGTCATCGCTTTCGAGTAGTTCTTGCAGCCGTTCAAGCGCGCGAGGCGCCAGGCGGGCGAACATCTCCGCAGCTTCCCGCCGCGTCAGGCTACCTTCGGGGAGCTTCGGGCGGCCGGACGGGTTGCCGCTCTTGCCCTTCACAAACGTCATGGCACGTCCCTTGAAACGTCTTGCTACCAAGTCCAACGCTACCACAAACGACGACGGGGCACCATGCCCCCATCGCCGACCGTGTAGCCGCTTGCTTTGCACGTCGTAGCATGTCGCAGGCGCGCGCGCAACGAAAGAGGCGCCCCGTAGGGCGCCCGTCGTCGTCACCTGTGGTGGTAGAACTTGACTTTCGTTCCGTCGCGGTATCGGTGGCACTCGCCGTCCCACTTTGCGATCCGAAACCCCGAGCGCGTGATCTGCCCGGCCGGGCATTGCTCACGATTGCTCACGATTGCTCACGCCGGCTCGGTCGGTTCGCCATTGAAAGACCGCCAGCCGGCGCGCTGGTGATTCTTTGCATTTCTTTGCAGCCCTCGATCTACAAAGAATTACCTTGCCAGCCAGTGCACGTCATTTGTGCTCGCCGCGTTGCAATGCGGCGCTGACACGATGTGGGTTAGTTGAAAAAACATTGATCTATCGGAATTGACAATTCCGATTAATTAATTTCTTGTACCCACCCACACGCGAAATTTCTTCTGTGTGTGTGGGGTGCAAACAAACAATTAATTGCTCGCCTGCACCTGTCCGTGGTAGCCTACCGCGGGATCACGCGAGGCGCAAGCGCGTCTTCGGTCTTCCTGCGCCAGCATTGGCCTCCTTCTTCAGCTTCTCGACCTTGACCCCGCCCTCGTCGATGAGGCGCACCAGCGTGCGGTCCAATGCGTCTGCGTCGAGCTTTCGGCACGCCAGCAGCAGCGACGAGCGCGACACCCACCCATCGGCGTCCGCGATGCGGCGCATGGCCCCCTCGACGTACGCGACCTGTCCCGCCACGTCATCCCACGCTGGCGCTCTGTGGTCGCGCAGGCTGCGCGCGATCGTCCAAGCCGATGCCTCGACCACCCGGATGGCCACGCGCGCGACCTGCTCGGTCACAGTGGGCCACGCGGGCCACTCGCACCGAAGGATGGCCAGCGCGAGCGCTACCCGCGTGGCTTGCTCGGCGCATCGACCCAGCAGCGCGGGCGGCACGTCGCCCTCTTGTGGCACTCGGCGCCGCTCGTCGCACTGTTCGGCATAGGCTGCCAGCAGATCGGCGCCGCCGGCATCCTCGACCTCTTCGGGCACGTACATGGCCAGCCGGTCGCCCTTCGCCGCGTCCCCCAGCTCAGGGTGGCCACGGTGCCACGCTTCGTGCGACTCCCGGCACGCCTTGACCGCCTCGGCCACCGCCCGCGGGATCGACCCCGTACCAGGCGCCGCCCGCTGGCGCTTCGGCAGGGTGGCCAAGCCCTCGACCCACAGGTGACGGCCAAGAAAGCCATCGTCGATCGCCATCTGCCCCACCGCGTCGTGCAACGCCGCAGGCGTCGACGACCCCAGGATGGTCAGCCCGGGCGCCCTGATCACGCGGTCCTTGCCGCCCTTTGTGGCCGACGTCGAGGCAACGTAGCTGCCTGTCCCGATCGTTGTGAGCGCCAACAACAGCGCGCGCATGTCCCGCTGGTGTCCCGAGCGCGCGTCAAAGAGCGCCTTCAAGCGCGGGCCGTACTCATCAAGGACCAGCGTCAGCCCGACGCCAAGGCCGGTCGCCTCTTCGAGCCGGCCGATGGTCGACGCCGTCGACGATAGGTCGTTGGCGCCTATCGTCGTGGGCCACAGTTCACGCAGCACTTGCGATAGCGCGCCCTGTGGGCGGCCCTTGCCGCTGGCAGTTGGTGCCACCGCGCACACGATCGATGACGACGTGGCGCGCTCGAACGTCCACCGCCGCTGCCCGAGCGCGGCGCCGAGCGCGATCGTTGCGCCCACCGTCAGCCCCGGTTGCGGATAGTCCGCGCCAGCAAGCACCCACGACGCAAACGAATCACAAAGCCCACCGAGCGCCTTGACTTCGTCAAGCATTTCCCATTGTGCCGCATCATCCGGCTCTGGCAGGCGCACAAATGGGCGCCGCTCCGTCGCTTCGTCGACCACCTCGCCCTCGACGATGTCGACGGCCTCGGCCGCACGCACGGCCAGCGCTTCCTCGCCGGTGAACACCACCCCGGGCATCACGTCGGTTGACGCGCGATCGAGCAGGTGCCCCGGCGCATGCCCCTTCGGATCGGGCTTGCGGGTCGCCTCGCGTGCTTTGTGCTGAAGTTCCCGCTCCGACCACGGGGGCGAACACCGCGCGTTGTACTCTCGCAAGAGCGCCAGCACGTCGCCTTCGTCAAGTCCAAAGCCCGTCGCGCATGCGCGCGCGACCTTCATCGTTGCCACGTGGCCACCGCTGCCTGCGATCGCCGGCGGCATGCGCTCGACGTACCGCCGCGCGCGCTCGTAGGCCGCGCCAGCGTCAACGAGCACGGTCGGCGTCCTCAGCTGCGGCGCCGACACGGCCGCAGCCTTGCGGCGCTTGTAGGAGCGCATCGCGTCGACGACCCACGCGGGGATCGGTGCTGGATCGACGTCGACGAGAATCTCGTATCGCCCACCGTTCGTCGCGCTTCCCGGCCCGACGACGTACCCACCGCATCCCCTCGTGTCGACGTCCGGGTAGCCCAGGCATGCCTCGGCCTTTTGCGTGTTTCGCAGCACCTCTTCGGCTTCGGCGTCGTCGATTTGGTCGGGGATTGCGTAGTAGTAGTGATAGCCGCCACGTGGCGTGCCGATCACCAACGTTGGATCCAGCCGCTCGTGGATCGGGTGCGCCGCGTCTGCGTTGTCGACGTCGACGACGAAGAGGCGCGACGGAAGGCCGCAAAGCACGCCAGCCGCGCAGGCGGGATAGGGCACGAACATCTCGCGCACCTTCGCCTCGTCGCGCGTGGCGCGTACCGTCCACTCGCCGATGATCGGTCGCTTGTTCTTGCCAACGGGAAACACGGGCCACCCTCGACGAGCGAGGGACAGGGCCAGATCAATCGATGTCATTTTGTTTGCTCCCATTTCTTGTCTTGCACGTCGACGCTGTCGACGCTAGTGTCTGAATTCCACGCAGGCGAGCTGCTCCCCGCTTGCGTGTCGCCCCGGTTCGCGCCGGGGCGTTGCTTTTAGAAGGGCAATTCCTCGTCACCCCACACATCCGCGGGCGCCGCCGCGGGCGCCTGCGCCTCGTCGTCGCCATCGTCCCCAGGCTGCCGCCCCGCCTCTTGCCGCAGGCGCACGACGCGTGTGTACTCGCCATCGGGGCGCGTCTTGATCTCGAGCACGCGGGGCATCTCGCCCGCTCGCAAGCGCTCGACGGCTTCGGCCGCGGTCGACGGCATGCGCGTGCCGACGTGCAGCGCCCACCATTTCACAGCCTTGCTGTGCGCAAACCCCTCGTGCTGCACGCACACCCATTCGCTGGCGATCTTCGTCGGGACGCGCGTGCTCTTGCCGTCGTCGGCGCCGTAGTAGTCCACGCGCAACGTCGGCGGGCCATCGCCCGACTTCTTGCGGTGCTCGTGAAATTGCACGTCCCCCACCGCGTGCGCCTTCGAGGCTGCGCCACCGCCACCGAGCGCGCCAGTCGACAACACTGGCAGGGCCGACGCCTGCGCGTTTGCTTTCTTTTCCGGTGGCGGAAATTCGGCGTCACACTCCGAGCACACCCGCGCCCCGGCCGGCTGCTCGGCCGCACAGTTGGCGCACGTTTTCGTTGGCGCCTCGCCGTCGCCTTTGCTCTTTGGCTTGATCTTGACTTCGTCGACGGGGCCATGCCTCGCGATGTTGCCGCCGTAGTCAAGGACAAGGCAGTCCCGCTTGCCGTCGGCAGGGCGCATGCCGCGCCCCACGATCTGCACGTACAGCGAGGGCGAAGCGGTGGCGCGCACCACCGCGAGCACGTCGACGACGGGGGCGTCGAACCCTGTGGTCAAAACGTCGCACGATGCCAGCGCTGCAAGCTCACGTCGACGGAACCGCCCGATGATCGCTTGCCTGATCATCTGGTCCGTCTCGCCGGTGATCACCGCGCATTCGACGCCGCGAGCGCCGAGGGCTTCGGCCAAGTGCTGCGCATGCGCCACCGAGCACCCGAACAGCAATGCCGACGTGCGCCCCGCCGCGAGCGCAGCCGCAACATCGTCGGCCACGCGCTCGGTGACTTCGGAGATGTCGGCCGCGAGCTCAAGGTCGCGTGCGGCAAACTCGCCAGCCCTAATCGCGAGCTGCGACGTGTCGATCTGCGCACCCACCGCGCCAGTCACGAGCGGCGCCAGATGCCCCGCCGCGACGAGACGGGGGATCTCCACCCGGTACACGATCGACGAGAACAACGCGCCGTCACCTTGCGTCAAGTAGCCCTGCCCCAGCCGGTACGGCGTTGCAGTCAAGCCCACGATCCGCAGCGCCGGGTTCACCTCGCGCAGGCCCCGCACGAGCGTCTGGTACTGCCCTGCGCCCTCGGGCGGGATCAGGTGCGCCTCGTCGACGATCAACACATCGACGACGCCAAGGTCTCGCGCTTTTTTCGCCACCGTCTGCACGCCGCAGACGGTGATCGGCGCAACGCCCCGCTTGTGCAGCGACGCCGACCACACCGCCAAGGGAGCCATCGGCCACACCCGCCGACATGCTGCCGCGTCCTGTTCGATCAACTCAGCCCGGTGCGTGGCAACCACAACACGCCCGCCGCATTCCTCGACAACGACGCGCGCCAGCTCGCCAAGGATCGCGCTCTTGCCTCCGCCGGTGGGCACCTCGACAAGGGGATTGCTGCCACCCTTGCCCCAGTAGGCGATCACCGCATCCACGGCTTCTTGTTGGTAGTCCCTCAGCTTCACCGGATCTGCCTCCCACGCAGCAGATCTGCCGCGTTGTGACGCCACTCTATCCTGATCTGTCGATTTCGTCAAGAGCATGCTTGACATCGCAGCAGATCACGCGTAGAGTGCTCCCACGGGTTGCGCAGTGCAGGCCGGCACACAGGGAGACAGACACATGACGACCTACATGATTCTTGACGGCGATGGCGACAAGAACACGGACGGCGTGCAGCAGTATGCGGTGGAGCGCATCGCGCAGCGCATCGCCGATCAGCGCGGCGAGGCGGTGTGGGTCTACGGACCCGGCGACACCGATGCGACCGCCGAGCGCGTTGATCTGATCGACGGTTGAACACACACAGGGAGACAGACATGCTTCGACACAACACTTTTCTCCGCGCAGCGATTGAGCAGTACCTCGGCCGCAAGATCGAGCGGAAGCTTTCACGCATGCCGAACGGTCGCCTGCGCTACGGCTGGCACGACGGCGAGACGTACCTCGGCGTGACGCTCGACAGCGCGTGCGACACGCTGAACATCCTTACCTTCTGAACGGAGCACAGACCATGACGATTGCAAAGAAAAGCCTGCGTGACGCTGTCGAAAGCCGCGCGCCCAAGATCCTTGTGTACGGCGGCGCAGGTGTTGGAAAGACGACGTTGATCGCGAGTCTCACGGGCAAGGTCCTGATCATCTCTGCCGAGGCTGGCCTGCTTTCTCTCGCTGGCGCCGACATCGACGCCGACGTCATCGAGGTCACGAGCATCGAGGCATTGCGCGCTGTCTACGCCGAGCTCCGCGCCGGGGACCATGGCTACGCGTGGGTCGTGCTCGATAGCGTGAGCGAGATTGGCGAGGTCGTCTTGTCGGCTGAGAAGTCGAAGACGAAGGATCCGCGACAGGCGTACGGCGCCCTCTCCGACGAGATGCTCAAGATCATGCGCGCTTTCCGCGACTTGTCGTGTGGCGTGTACTTCAGCGCGAAGCTGTCGTCGACAAAAGACGAGGCGACGGGCCGCGTATCGCACGGGATCGGTATGCCAGGCGCGAAGCTCGGCGAAGCGCTGCCCTATCTCTTCGACGAGGTTTTTCGCTTGATCGTCGTCGACGAGGACGACGGGCAGGGCGGCAAGGTCGCCGCGCGGTATCTCTTGACCGCTACTGACGGCAAGAGCGTTGCCAAGGACCGCAGCGGCAAGCTTGACGCGCTTGAGCCCGCCGACCTCGGGCACGTCGTGGCGAAGATTTCGGCCTGAAACCTACGAAGCAAAGGGAAAAGATATGGAACCAATTAAAAGTCTGGTGATCGTGGCTGGTGATTGTGGCGTCTACGTCGGAATGATGCACGGCGGTGCAGCGGCGTGGGACGGTGTTTCTGGCGTCAAACTGACCGGCGCTCGCCACTTGCGGCGCTACTATGTTGCCGGACGAACGGGTGACGGCAGCGTGAGCGACCTTGCCGTGCGCGGCCTTGACCCGTCGTCGCCGTCGGTGACGGCGCCCGTTCCCGGCATCACGGCGCTTGGTGGCGTGCGGCGCGTGCTCGACGTCGTCGACAGTGTCGCCGCGTCGTTCGGGGTGTCGCCGTGATCGGCGGCGGCAACGGCTACGGCGACGGCAGCGGCGGCGGCTACGGCTACGGCAGCGGCGGCGGCTACGGCTACGGCAACGGCTACGGCGTCGGCTACGGCGACGGCGGCGGCTACGGCGGCGGCGGCGGCGACGGCCGCGGCAGCGGCAGCGGCGACGGCCGCGGCAGCGGCTACGGCGACGGCTACGGCTACGGC